ACAAGAATGTGCCAACGTCGAAACTCCCGAAGTGTAAGATCGAGGGTTGCACAAATACCAGCTGGATCAGGGGCGTTTGTGCTGACCACTTCCACAAGGCAAACGGCACCGAGCTACGACACGTATCTGAGAAACCGTAAAGACAGGGACGAGGACCCGAAAACCGTCGCGGCCAGATGGACGGACAGAAGGGTAAAGCGTGGAGCCCTTGTCGAACGCAGTAAGGCTCAGGACTGTAAACAGGAGGAACCTATGGACGACTTTTTCGAGAAATACGGCATGACCAGCGAGGAGTACAAGGCGGCCAAGACCTACCGGCTCGAATCGCCAGCCCGGGTGGCGAAGAGGTTGGGCAAGACCGGAACAGAAGTGCCCGCGGTTGAAACGAAAGGGCTGAAAGATGAGAAAAAGCCCCCGGTTTCTGAAACGAAACCGCCCTCAAATAATGTCGGAAAACTGGAAGAGGGGAAGCCTGAGCGTCCGGCCCTGACCCCGGAACAGGAGAAGAAGCAGGCAGCTTACGAGAAGGAGAAGGGGTTTGGAGCGTTGCCGCCACGTGCCCCCATCGGTCTCGTCGGCAAGGACTACATCACGATCGTCGCGAGAGAGGAATTTATCAACAAGATCAAAGAGGCGGCGGACCGCGAATTCAGAACCCCCGAGCTGCAGGTCGCCTACTACCTGGCCAGGGGAATGGAGGCGTGCGGAGCATGAACCCGACAACGGAACAGCTGGCTTTCTGGTGTGGATGCGTCTGTGGAGCCGCGGGACTTGCCTTTGTCTGCTATGTCTGGATGTGCGTGTGTGATTGGCTGGCAGGCAGGAAACCGGAGGCGGGCGAGTGAAGGGAAAGCCCTTTATCCTGTATCACTGGTCGCCTCTTTCAACGCAAAAAGCAGATATTGAGAAGAGGACTATGCCCCCGGTTCTCCTTTCGAGATGCGGCCAATGGCATCCCCCGTACATCTGCTTTTCCAAATCTCCTTCTCTTGCATGGGGATTGTCTGCCGTGATGCAGGACGAGCCCGGAATGTGGGATCTGTGGATGGTCTGGTCAAATAAGCTCGAGGGCTACGAGACGCTGGCATTGGGGGGTGACCACAAACCGACCGAGTACAGAGTCTATCACAGGATTCCAAAGAGGGATATCTGGTACGTCGGGTCGAGAGAATACAAGGCGAGGAGGAGGGCGCGAGCATAGTGGATGACGATCGCCGCATAGGCCGCAAGCCGATCATACAGTTCTTGTCCACGATCATCGGGTGCACAAGCTGGAGCGCGGTCAGGAACCAGGTTAAGTTCAACGGCCTCCCGATGGAGCATGCGCCGAACGGCAAACCGTATGTGGTGCCTGATGATATAAAGGCATGGCTCAGGCGGAAGAGCGAAGAAGCGGTCGTTAAGGCGGCCAATGCCGGACAAAACTAGGAGGATTGAGTCTTCGAAACACCCTTTAGCACCCTTTAGCACCCTTTAGCACCCTGTAATTGTCCGAAAATCATGCAACGCTGTATATGTGATCGGTAAACCTCCTAAAATGGTGGCGCAAAAAGCAAAGGGGAAGGCCGTATCGCTTCCCCTTCCCACCCCTACACCCAAAGACAAAAAACCCCAGAAAAGGGCGGCAGGTAAGCCTGCGGGTACGCCGAGCCGCCCGAAGAATAAGCAAAAGCTGAATATCCGGGAACGGAAATTCATCAAGGGGATTATGGATGGGCTCACTCCTACCGAGGCAATGCGCCAAGCCGGATACGCCGAGAACACGGCAACGGCCAAACAGGCCGAAAAGTTGGCAAAAGTAGGAGAAACCATCAAGGACCTCATGGACAAACGTGGTTTGACCGACGAACGTCTCCTCGATGTGCTCGACGAAGGCCTCCGGGCAACGAAACAGATCTCCTGCAACGTCATTATCAACGCGACCAAGGATGCCAACGAGCAAGACGCAATGCGCCCGGCCCATGAGATGACCAAGGACTTTGTGGAGGTTGAGGACTATCCGACCCGCCACAGATACTTGGAAACCGGCCTCAAGCTCCGCGGTTACCTGCAGAAGCAGGAGGTTGCCCTCGGAGTTGCGCCTGGCTCTCAGTACAACATCACCGTGACATTCGTTTCAGTGGGTGACAAATGCGCCTGATCGACATCAAGGTCATGATCCCCGAGAAGCTCGCCTTTCTGTTCCTGCCCTATCGCTACAAGGTTGCCCGCGGCGGTCGCGGCAGTGCGAAATGCCTCGGCCTTGATACGCCGGTCCTTATGTTCGACGGCACGATCAAGGCAGTCGAAGATATCGAGGTTGGCGATCTCGTTATGGGACCGGACTCTAAACCGCGCACCGTGTTATCCACAACAAACGGGGAGTCGGAGCTTTATCGGGTCGACCAGACATCGGCCATGTCCTATGTGGTGAACGAAGATCATATCCTGTCGCTGAAGAAATCAAAATCATGTGCGAATGATATCGGAATCTCCTCGGCAGGCAACCCCCGTAGACCACGGGGCCGGTACCCAGACTGGCCGGAAATAGTCAATATTCCCATCACTGAATACATCTGCCAGGCAAAGAGATGGAAAGAAAATTTCCGAGGTTACAGGGCTGGTTGTTTGGAATTCGACCGCCAGGACGTTCCTGTTGATCCGTATCTGCTCGGTCTTTGGCTCGGAGACGGGTTTCACAGAGAACTTATGATTACGACTGCCGACCAAGAGGTCAAGGATTGGCTCAAGGGGTTCGCGAGCGAATACGGCCTTACATATTCCGAAGGCGGCAAGACATCAACCCCTGCGAAGGATGTCCGGCTTGGGCGCAATCCCGGAAAGCATGGCCGCGAGAATCCTGTGTGGCAAGGTTTCAAAGCACTGGATGTTGTCAGTAATAAACACATTCCTCAGATCTACATCACAAATGACCGCGATACACGACTCAAGCTACTCGCCGGCCTTATTGATACGGACGGGACCTACGTGAGACACGGTTATATAATAACATCCGCCAAGGAGCGGCTTGCTCACGACATTAAGCGCCTGGCCGATACGTTGGGTTTCAGGACGTCTATCCACCAGGTCAAGACAAAATGCGGCGAATTCAGGGGAACCGCGTGGAAAATCAGCATCAACGGTGATACATGGGCCATACCCTGTCTGATAGAGCGAAAGAAGTACCAGCACAATGGCATTAAGCCGAACAAAGACAAAACATTGTCTTATCTGTCCGTCGAGCCAATAGGGCGCGGGCGATACGCCGGCTTCGAAGTGGACGGCGACAGTCTTTTCTGCCTGGCTGACGGGACAGTGACACATAATTCGTGGTCCTTCGCCCGGGCCCTTCTTACCCTGGGCGTTCAGAATCCCCTCCGGATCCTCTGCGCTCGCGAGATCCAGAAGTCGATCAAGCAGTCCGTCCATCAGCTGCTCTGTGACCAGATCAAACTCCTGGGTTTCGAAAGCCACTACACGATCCTCGAGAATGAGATCCGCGGCGCCAACGGGACCCTGTTCACCTTTGTCGGCCTGTCTGATCTCACCGTTGACAGCATCAAGTCCTTCGAGGGCTACGATATCTGCTGGGTCGAAGAGGGCCAGGCGATCAGTGACCGGTCTTGGAAGATCCTCATCCCCACGATCCGGAAGCCAGGCAGCGAAATCTGGATCAGCTACAACCCCGACCTCGAGACGGATCCCACGCACCAGCGGTTCACGCTCAGTACGCCGCCGGACTGCATGAATGTCCTGGTCAACTACTCGGACAATCCCTGGTTCAACGAAATCCTCGAGGCGGAGCGCCTGCACTGCCTGGCCACGGATCCCGACGGATACCCGAATATCTGGGAGGGCCAGTGCCGGCCGGCCGTCGAGGGCGCGATCTACCACCGCCAGGTTGTGGACCTGGAGCAGTCGGGCCGCATCTGCAACGTACCCTATGACCGGATGCTCCTCGTTCACCCCGTCCTGGATCTCGGCTGGGATGACTCGCTCGCGCTGGGTTTCGTGCAGCGCCATGCATCAGAGATCCGCATCATCGAGTACCTGGAATTCAGCCACACCACTCTGGATGACACGTCCCTGGAGCTGAAGAAGCGCCCCTACAACTGGGGCAAGGTCTGGTTGCCCCATGACGGCTTCAACGCCTCGCTCAACAGCAAGGGGCTTTCCACGTTCGACATCATGACGGCCCTCGGCTGGGAGTGCGCAACGAGAGAGGAGATCACGGAGATGACCATCGAGGACGGCATCAGGCACACCCGTCTCATGTTTCCGAGGATGTACCTCGACCGGCAGAAGGCCTGCGCCGACGAGCCACCCAAGAGTCAGGAGGGAGGCGTACAGCACACGGCCTTGTCTCACCGGCTTCTGGAGTGTTGCAAGAGATACCGCCGGCGGGTCAACAAGGCCACGCAGACAACGACCACACCCCTCAAAGATGCATATGCCCACGGGGCGGACATGCTCCGTTATATAGCCCTCAATGCGGACCAGATGGACACGTCAGCGAGTGCGCGAGGCGACAGCGTCGTCGGCATGCAGCCGCCGAGACGATAACGACACCCGAAAGGAGAGCAAGATGGATGCAGAGAAATGGGACGTAGTAGCAGATCGTAACCCGAGAATAAGCGCAGGACCCCACATAGGCCCCGTGGGCGGCGGCCAAGCCGCTCCGCTTCCTGTGATCCCGGGTCACCTGAATGGCATGGCGACAGCGATCGGGCGCCTTGAGGACCTGATTCCGGAGCTGGAGGAGCGCATCTACACGGCACTGAGGGTGTCATCATGCCCTACGACGGTGTCGGCAGAACAGAGACCGCCCCTGGAGGTCCCCCTCGCTGAGGACCTGGCCCGTTTCACCGAGCGGATTGCAACGGTCGTCGAGCGCCTGGGCGACATCATTATGCGGGTGGAATTGTAATGGACCGCTTATCAGACAAGCCCCTCGATGAGATCATGACCCACGAACTCATAGCGATCGTTTGCTATGAGGCCAACCGGGCCTACTGCAACGTTGCCATGGGGGATCTCTCGAGGCCTCCATGGAACGAGGCGCCAGAAGCAGCGAAGAAGAGCACCATCAGCGGCGTCCTAATGCACCTCAACGACCGGAACAACATGACGGCTGAGGACTTTCACGAGGCATGGTTTGAATACAAGGTAGCCGAGGGCTGGACATACGGCCCCGTCATCGACGCGGAAAAGAAGGAACACCCGTGTGTGCTGCCCTTCGATGAGCTGCCGATGGAGCAGAAGGTCAAGGACTACCTCTTCAAGTCTGTCGCGGATGCCTTTGTGCAGGCCTTCGCGGACGCCATGGCGAAAGAGGGGATGATAGGAGTCGGGAAACAATGAAGGCATTTTTCCATTCCTCCGACCTCGACGGACAATGCTCAGGCGCCATAGTAAAGCGTTTCTACCCCGAGTGCCGGCTGATCGGCATCAATTACGGGCAGCCGTTCCCCTGGGACGATATCGAGCCAAACGAGCCGGTCTTCATGGTCGACTTCTGTCTGCAGCCCTTCGAGGACATGGTTCGTCTGGCGAACATGGCAACGCTCGTCTGGATCGACCACCACAAGAGCGCGATCGAGGAGTCCGTGGCTTATCACGTTGACAAGGCTATCCCCGGTCTTCGGCAGGTCGGCCTCGCCGGCTGCGAACTCACCTGGACGTACATTCAGGAATTCGTCATGCGGGACAAGAAGGAGAAGGAGCCCGTACCCTTGGCCGTGACGCTGATCGGCGCCTACGACACGTGGCGCAAGGACATTCATGTCGAAGAGGTCATGAAAGACATCCCGGGATATGAAGGCATATATGCCATATCGAACCTAGGCCGGGTCTTCCGTTATGAGAGGCCAATAAAAAATCAAGTCGGCGATACGGGGGCAAGGGCGGCCTCGGGCTGGATGTCTCCGAGCCTCAGTAACTCAGGATATTTGCAAGTATGTTTCAGTAAAGACGGCCAAAGGGAATCAAGGTTTATCCACCGCCTTGTGGCGGCAGCCTTCGTTCCAGGAGAGGACGAGACCCTCAACGAGGTAAACCACATAGACGGGGACAAAGACAACAACCGATATGACAACCTCGAATGGGCAAGTAGGCACCAGAACGAGGGGCACGCCTTTAAAGTACTCCACAAGGGGACTTCAGTGTTTCACGGAGTTTCTTATAATGCAGCCCGTGATCGCTGGAAGGCAAGCGTAACCATCGCCGGGAGCAGGAAATTCATTGGCTATTTCCAGAGCGAGAAAGAAGCCGCCCGAGCTTACGACGATTTTGTTGTCAACGGCGTCTTCGATGCGAGTGTCGCCATTCCGCTCAACTTTAAACCTTCAAAGCGGGGCCCCACAATAACGGCAACAAAACAGAGAGTGCAGTGGGAAACATCAATTCTACCCTTTCAGTACGGGATGCGAGTGTATGACACGCATCCGAACAACCAGAACTTCTGGAAACCCTTTCTTAGCAGTTACGCCCCACCGAGTATTGATGCCGTGATCGAGCGGGGCGTGATCATCCTTGACTACCAGAAGAAGCAGAATGCCAAGTATGTCTCGGCGGCAGCCTTCCCCGTCATGCTCGACGGACTCAAGTGCATCGCCGTCAATAGGCTTCTCGGCAACTCGAAGCTATTCGATTCCGTGTGGGACCCCGAACCAGTATGATGCCATGCTCGCCTTCGGCTGGCGCGGCAAGAGCTGGACCGTGTCCCTCTACAGCGATCGGAACGACATAGACGTCTCGGAGATTGCCAGGAAGCGTGGAGGCGGCGGACACAAGGGCGCCGCGGGCTTCCAGTGCACCGATCTCTTCTTTGTGCCGTCACCGGTAAAGGAGGCAATCGACCCATGATATTCCGGATAAGAGGCAATCTTCACATCATCATCCCCCCGGCAAGGATCATCCCGGGGACTCACTCCAGCCTGGCGTTCATCCCTGCCGTCTGGGTGCTGAAGACGCCCGCTGGAGAGCCCCGTGAGTTCAGGTACTACGTGGGGAAGAACTGATGACAGAGCGCGACGTGCGACTCGGGAGCTAAGGATTGGATAACGACAAGTTAGGCCAGGACCAGTACACGCTGACTCAGTTGCATGCATTTGTCCGGGAGGCCCAGGAGATCAGCTCTATCTGGCGCCCTGATTCATGGACGGCCGAGGAGTTTATGGACGGCCAGCAGTACACCCAGAGCGACTATGACAAGCTGTTCAACGCCGGTATCGATCCCCTGACGATCAACAGGGTTTTCCCTACGATAAACCTCATGCTCGGCCTCCAGATCGTTAATAAGTATGATACCGGCGCCAAAGGGCGCACGCAGAAGGATTCGGAGGTCGGGCAGCTCATGTCTGAGGGCATCAAGTACATCGATGACCAGTCCGGCACCGAGTTCCTGACCACCAGGGCCACCAAGGACCAGCTCGTTCCCGGGATCGGCTGGCTGATGTGCTGCCACAACCCGGATCCCCGCGAGGAAGAGATAGCCGTCCGGTACCGCGACTGGAAGGAAATGTGGTGGGATCCCTTTTCAGATCCCTGGGTAGAACCGCGGACGTGCCGGTACGTCTTCCATCAGCCGTACAAGGACATCGAGCACCTTATCGCCACGTTCCCGGACAAGAAGGAGGAACTCGAGGCCTATTCCTATCAGACGAGCAATGAACGCAGATCCTCAGTGACGAGCATGTGGTACGACGAGGCCCAGCAGGTCGAGGACATGAAGATAGCCTACGGCGGCCGGGACTCCACGCGCCGACGGGTTCGCCCTGTTGAGATGTGGTACCCCGTCTACGAGACCGGCTATTGGGCAATCTACGCGGACCGGACAGCCAAACCCATCCCTACCAAGCTGCCACCGGTTGAGTTCTACGCCCGTATGAAGGGTGCTACGGAGGTGGTCCAGCGCACGGTCATGAGGATGTGGACCACGACCTTTCTGGACAACATCGTCCTCCAGGACGGCCTCACCCCGTTCAACCATGACCTGTATCCCTTCGTCCCGCTCGTCGGGTACGTCAACCGGTACAAGTTCCCCTACGGTGTTCCCCACCAGATGCGCGGCCAGCAGGTGGAGATCAACAAGCGCCGCTCCATGGCCCTCGCGCTCCTGCAGAAACGCAGGGTGATCGCGGAGGCGGGGGTGGTTCCCAAGGGCCCCAACGCGGCCAGGGATCTGATACACCTCTACGAGGAGGCCAACAAGCTCGACGGCTTCATGATCGTTCAAGATGGCCACGGCGCCGGCCTGCAAATTATTGAGGGCACGGAGAAGGGTGCTCTTCAAGCCCAGGTGATGATGCTCCAGGAGGCCGAGCGCGAACTCAAGGAGATTACCGGAGCCAACGACGAGCAGGCGGGCTACAAGGGCCAGGCGATCTCAGGCATCGCCCAGCAGAAGCGCCAAGACCAGGCGAACACCATCATAGCGCCACTCACCGAGAACCGCCGGCGATCCCGTAAGCTCCTCGGCCAGCTCCAGGTTGCAGAGATACAGGGCCGGTGGACAGGCGAGAGGGTCCTCCGCGTCACGGACAGGATCTCCGGTGCTGAGAAGTTCGTCTCCCTGAACGAGAAGGTCTTGGACGAGCGCACCGGCGCCTATGTCATCCGGAATAATGTAACGCAAGGGAAGTTCGACGTGATCGTCACTGATGCCCCGCCGACCGATGCGGTCCGCGAGCAGAACATGAACCTCCTGATTGAGTGGGCCAAGAAGTCACCGCCCGAGATGATAAGCAGGATCATGGTCATGGCGATGGAGCTGTCCAACCTGCCCAACAAGGATGCCCTCCTCGACAAGCTCAAGGAGATCGTCGGCATTGACCCGACTGAAGAGGACATGTCCGCGGATCAGCGCAAGGCAAGACTCCTGCAGGCACTCGAACAGCACAAACAGCAGGCCCAGGCAGAGGCCCAGTTCCAGCAGCAGCTCAAAGGCCTGGCCCTCGAGAAGGCACAACTCGAGAACGACCTCCTCAACGCCCAGATCCAGGCGGTCCAGACGAAGGGTGATGTCGACATCATGAAGGTGAAGGCGGCCGACGACAAGGTCAAGATCGACGGCTTCAGAGTTGGGGCCGAGGTGGCCGACAGGGAGAAACGCCGGCAGGCGGAAGAGCGGGAGCGGTACGCCCGGGCGATCGCGCAGCCGGAGAAAGGAGCGGTAGCATGAGTAGGAGTTGTCCAATATGCGGGAAAGAATTTTATGCCCCACCAAGCGCCATCAAGAGAGGAAGGGGCAAAACGTGTTCCAAAAAGTGCATGGGAATAGCGCAAAAAGGCCACAATAGGCACCCGAGAACAGGGGAATACAAGAACTGTGAAATATGTGGAACAGAGTTTTACGCGCAGGCTTGCGAGAAAGATCGCCATCGTTTTTGTTCCAAAGCGTGCCAAGTAAAGGCATTTCTGGCCAGCAGGACGGGAGAAAATAGCCCGTGGTTTAAGGGTGGAATCACAATAAGGACCGACAAGAAGACTGGGAAGCAATACGAGTATGTGCGGGGAACCGGGGCTAAGATTGGCGTTCCAGTTCACAGGCTGATCGCGGAAAAGGCGCTGGGGAGAAAACTCAAGGCGAATGAAATACCGCATCACCTTGACAACAACGGACTCAATAATGCGAACGACAACCTCGTGATATGCACTCGTGCTTATCATGCCATGATTCACCACAGGATGGAAGGAGGTTTTGGTCATGCTTCCAAGTGAGGAACGGGCCTTCGAGGCCAAGGCAGAGAAATACTTCCAGGGACACCGTGAGCTGCCGAACGGGCGCAACTTCCTTGCCTTCGTCGAGCGGTTCCATGGTGGCAAGGTGAAAGATAACTACGACATGGGCATGTGCCGGACCTTCCCAAATGCGCCGGGCAGCCGGATGTGCGGGGCATGCGAGGTTGAAGGGTGTGACATGCGACGGCCGTTCAGGATCGAGGACTATCAATGGATAGCAGACAAGATCCAGATGGAGTGTCCCGAGGACATCGTCACCATCGAGATTGTGGACTACGACAACTCCGTGAGAATCAGGATAGAAGACAACGGGCGCGGCGAAATAAACGGACGGAGAAGATGGACTTTCTTCGCCGCGTCGTCCACACACCCCCGCAACCCGAACATGCTCGCCCTTCCACCGGAGAAGCAGGACTACGAAATCGGCAAGCAGATCCGTCTTTGGAAGAGGTTCCGAAGCGGGCAAACTATAAGGAAAGGAGATTTTTGATGCAGACGAACGTAAGAGCACTGGTAACAGCGATCAACACGGCCGGCGGGCTGAATAAGCTCGCCAAAATGGACATGCCCGTCAGACTGGCATACAGGTTCGGGCGCCTTCTCGACTCGGCCAGGAGCGCGGCAAAAGGAGCCAACAAAGAAAGAGAAAGACTCTTCAGCGAGATCGGCGTGGACGTGAAGGACGAAGCCGGCAATGTCACGGACAGGGAGATCCCCGCGGGTCTCATGCCGACCTTCACCCAGAACATGGATGACTATTTCGACGGGACGATGTGCGACATCTGGTTCGAACCCGTGAAGCTTTCCGAGCTCGAGGCGGTCGGCGTCAGGCTGTCCCCGAACGACCTGGTCGCCCTGGGACCTTTCCTTGATACGGAGGACGGGAGCGAGAAATAATGAACCAGGAGCAGGCCCTTGCGGTGCAGCACGAGATTGAGAGGATATGCAACAAGTATGGCCTCTTTCTTACCGTGGAACACCAGAAGCGGCCCAACCTCAGGATGATCGTCATCAAGGAGATATCCATAAAGGTAACGGAGACAGAGAGATGAAATAGCACGGTCACCACCACAACTGAATAAGTAAAGGCAACGAGCACCATTAGGGCCGGGCCGAAGATGATCCCCATGCGGGACGTCTTTCGTCCGGCCCTTTTTTTAATTTCGGCACACGCCCCGATAGAGCGTGATTCGTCCTTCCGGACGTTAAAAGGAGGCAGCAAATGGCAGAAGAAGGCGGAAGCACATCAGTAGCAACACCGGCCGCGGCAACACCGGCCACACCACCGGCAGAAACCCCGAGCATGGTCGTTCCCGATGGGATAACGGCCCCCCTTGCGGAAAAATCCGACATCGTGGACAAGAGGGGTTCCCTGTTTGAGGATGAGCAGGTTCTCTCCGAAGAGGAGCTCACAGGCGAGGATCCAACCGTAGTAGCACCAGGGGTGAAAGATGCGGCGACGCCCCCGCTGAAAGGTGCAGACGGCAAAGACCACCTTACGGCTGAAGAGCAGGCCGCGCAAGCGGCTGCGGCAGAGGAACGGAAAGCGGCAGCGGAAGATACCTCGGACCCCGTGGTCAAGGCCACATCGGGGCTCAGGCAGGCGCTCGTGGAAGAGCGCGGACAGCGGAAGGCAACCCAGCAGCAGCTTGAGCAGGCACACCAGACGATTCTCCAACTCCAGGATGCCCTCCAGGGCAAACCCGCGGAGGCGACAGCCGACCCGCTGGCCCCCTTCAAGGACTTCAAGGAGCTCACCGACGACCAGTTCAAGGAACTCGTTTCCACTGATTACGCTGAGGCCCAGCTCTATCTCAAGAACCTGGCGGATTACCGCGAGGCGAAGAGAACCGTGGCAGATCGGGAAGAGCGGCAGAGAACCGTGGCGAACCTCACGCAGACCCACCTCAAGACCATCGTCGAGACCAGCCGCGATGCAATGGCCCGGGAGGTACCGGGGCTCTATGACCCCAACAGTGACGTCAACCAGAAGCTCATGGATTTCGCGGCAGCCCGCGGGATGGACGTGGACCTACTGGTAGCCCTTACGGACCCCGCCACACAGCTCATCGAGAGAGGGGCAAAAGGCGGGAAATATGTGGGACAGGGGGCCGTGGCAACGCTGCGGTTCCTCAAGAGCGCATTCGAAGCGGAGCAGAGAACAGAGGCACGACTGAGAGAAGAGATAACCAATGAGCTTGTCACCAAGTTCAAAATCGACACCGGCGGATTCAAAAGCCTGGGCGATACCCCCTCGGTAATTACCACCCCTGGCGATACCGGACAGATGCTCTCGGAGGAACAGCTCGAGACCATGTCCGAAGGAGACAGGAGGAAGTACCTCGGGGGATAGCCGGGCGAGATACGCCGGTCATAAAAGCGAGGTATAACACATGGGAGCAACAGAATTTCCATTGGGACACGCACTTGCGGTACAGCGGTGGAGCACGTCTCTCGCCGTAGAAGCACAGGTAAAGCAGTATTTCAGCAAGTTCATGAGCGCCGGCGATGACGGCCTCGTGAAGATCCAGAAGGAGCTCGAGAAGAAATCGGGCGAGACCATCACCGTCGGGCTCCGCATGAAGCTCGCCGGGGACGGCGTTGAAGGCGACAACCCGATCGAAGGGACGACCGCAGAGGAGGCACTCAGCTTCTTCAACGACACCCTGAAGATCAACCAGAGACGGAAGGGGACCAAGAGCAAGGGCCGTATGTCCGAGCAGCGTGTACCCTACAACATGAGGAAGGAAGGCAGGGACGCCCTGTCGACCTGGTTTGCTGAGGACTACGATCAGCAACTTTTCATGTACCTGTCTGGCGCACGCGGCATCGATACCAGTTTCCACGTTCCCATCGGCTGGACCGGCAGGGCGGGAAACGCGCTGTCCGCACCTGACAGCGATCACATCGTCTACGGCGGCGACGCCACGGCCTCAACCGACATGGACAGCTCGGACCTCATGGAACTGTCTCTCGTTGACAGGTTGGTTGCCAAGGTCGAGACCATGGATCCGCAGATGCTTCCCTTCATGATCGACGGCGAGGCCAAGTTCGTCCTCCTGATGCACATCTTCCAGGCCTTCGCAATGCGCAAGGCGACCAGTAACAACGACTGGATCGACCTCCACAAGAACACCGACGGGAAGGAGAGTCTCATCTACAAGAACGCCCTCGGTGAGTTCAATGGCGTCGTGCTCCACAAGCACCGCAACGTCATCCGCTTCAGCACCTACGGTTCGAGCGCAAACCTCACCGCAGCCCGGGCCCTCTTCCTCGGAGCCCAGGCAGCCATGATCGCATGGGGCGGCAACGGGACCGGCCTTGGCCGCTACACCTGGAACGAGGAGAGCGACGACCGCGGCAACGCCCTGGCCATCACGGCAGGCTCCATCTACGGTGTGAAGAAGTCCACGTACAATTCGAAGGACTTCGGGGTCATCGCCGTTGACACGTACTACGACGACCCGAACAACTAACAAGTAACCAGCCGGGAGGCGGACCAGAACCGCCTCCCCCTGGATAACCACGGAGGTACACAATTATGGCAGCAGTAACGATACTGACAAGAAGTGCGAAGGTGGCCGTAAAGGAAACCCTCGACGGATGCGTAAAGGCAAAATCTTTCAGGTTGCACATTGCGTCGGCAGCGAATGGCGGAGCGGCCCTCGAGCAGCTGAGTGTTGTCAGAGTGGCGAAGCTCCCCAAGGGCGCGATCATCCAGGACATCCACATGAGGTGGGAAGCGGGCGGCGGCACCAACACCCTTGCGGTGAGGCGCTGCGCCACGTCGGACGGGACAACCCATACCGATATCAAGACCGGCCTTGTCGGCGGCTCCGCAGGTTACTGGCGCCTCTCTGACGAGACGGCCGCAGCGGAGACCTGCAGACCGACACCGCTCGCTGTAGAGTCCTGGATCGACATTGAGATGGCCGGAGCCAATGGCTGGCCCGTCGACAAGTACATCGAGGGCACCATCTTCTACGTCATGCCCACCTACGATGACGAGATCGAGGACGTGGAAGGAACGGCAGACGACGACCTGGGAGTATAGAGGCTTAAAACAAACGGGGCGGGGCAGCTCGCAAGGGCCTGAGACCCGCCCCTAACTAAAGCGAGGTGATTATCAATGGATCTTAAAGGATGGCCCTCATGGAGGGGCAAAACCTACGAGGCGGGACCGCAGGCGTTCATGCTGTCCCTGGGCCTCAAGTCTCACGCAGGCCTGATTCTTGGCGGCGGCATAGCCGCAGACCCGATTCTGTCGGCTGTAGCAAGCAAGAAGATGGTGTCATTCTACACGGGCAACAGCGCGACCAGCGGCACATCGGTCGGTCTGTACTTTAACCATCGTGTCAGCGGAATCGGCGGCGGGGCTGACGGTGCCCTGCTCAAGGCCACCACCAATGTAGCCGCGTCCCTTCTTGTGGGTGCGCAGATTATAGGCGAGTTCGAGGCAGCGGGTGCAGTTACGGGGCTGGCGGTAGGATGTCGATCTGAGCTTGTATTCCCCGATGATGCCACCGTGGCCGCCGGCGGAACTATGGCGGGCGGGCAGTCCGAACTCTATTTCAATGGTGACAATTCAAGCACGACCGACGTATCTACGGTCGTGACGTCGATTCACCGCTTTGTCGTGGATGGTGACACGACGGCCAGGGCAAAAGTGCCCTATCTCTTTGAGATCGTCAACGTGTCTGCCGGGACATCCGACGACACCAAGATTCTCAATACAGCACACCTGACGGCGTCACACTGTCTCAGGATCAGAGTCAACGGCGCCGACTACGGGCTGTTGCTCGACGCGTACTAGGAACCAAGGGGGGCCTTCGGGTCCCCTCACTAAAACCGAAAGGAGCAGCACAATGTTCAGAATCAACGTAGCAAATTATAACATCACGGCAAAGACCCCGGATGGGCAGGCCGTCACGGTGCCCTACGATGTCAGGGACAGTATGGCCACTATTCTTCTGAACCCACAGCAGAAGCTCAACGGGACGGCGCTTCTCCGTGCGAATGTTGTGGCGCAGAAGATACTCGACAGCGCCATGGACGTCGTTCTTCTCGAAGACGCTGAATACCTGATGCTCCGGGATGCAGCTGACAAGACCGTCGGGTTCGACAGGTCAGATGTAGAACTTATCAATCGGATCATGTACGCCGAGAAGGTCCAGGTCAGGCCCGTCGAGGCGTGTGAATATCCTGAGCCCAAAAAGGAGGATAACAATGATACTGCTTAGATATTTGGGAAAGAAGGCCGGCTTTACGTTGCACCTGCCCTACCTGTCAAAGGATTACACCGTTGAAGGGCCCGGGGCGGAGATCCCCTTTGAGAACGCAGATGCCACGAACATCATGGCTACCAGCCCGAAGATGTTCAAGGTGATCGGCATCTCCCGGGATGAACCCAAGGCTGGGGATCCTGGGCAGACTATACCAGTCCATGCCACCGGTTTGCCCGCACAGACCATGATGGAGGCAGTGCAGGAACTCGCCGATCAGAAGGCATCCGTAGCGACAGCCACGGATATGCTCAAGGATGACCCTCCGAACGAGTCCCTGGGCGAACCCAAGGTTCCCCTGACCGGTGACGGCATCGAGGGAGAGGACGATCCCCCCGATGGGAAGACTCCCCCGGCACCGTCACCTCCCAGCGGCCCCGTGCCCATAGCCACCCTCATGACCTACAAGGTTGCGGAGCTCAGGGCATACGCGAAGGAAGTCCTCGGCCATGAGTTCGCCTCTGACGAGAAGAGGAACGAGATGATCAAGAAGATCAAGCAGCTCGAGCAGACAAAGGCTCAGGCAGCGTCATAAACCATGGGGACCCTGACGGCCCAGAGCATACTCGACAAGGTGGTCGGCATCCTCCAGGATCCGAATCATGCGACCTGGCCGGAGGCCGACCTCCTTAAATATCTCAACGAGGGGAGCATCCAGATCGTGATCCTCAAACCGGATGCGAACGTGGTGAACGCATCGGTGCAGCTCGTCGCGGGCGCCAAGCAGTCCGTGCCAGCCGGCGGCCTTGCGATGATCGACGTAACCCGGAACATGGGCGCTGCGGGGATCACCGCGGGCAACGACATCACACTCGTCGACAAGGCCATGCTGGGAGCCGTCGTCCCGGGATGGACCTCGGCAACTGCGGCGGCCACGGTCATCCACTGGATCTTCGACCCCGCGGACCCCAAGGTCTTCTACGTCTACCCACCCCAGCCGGGCACGGGCATGGGCTACGTCGAGGAGAAATACTCCGCGGCGCCGGCAGCCGTGGCAATAGGTGCGGCCATACCGATCGATGACGGGTACGAGGGTGCATACACCAACTTCATTCTCCACAAGGCCTGGCTCAAGAAACAGCCCGCCCTGGCAATGGGATACTGGCAACTCTTCCTTACCACCCTCGGCCTGCGTGAACAGGAGGACAACAAGGATAACCCCAACCAGAAGGCCGCCAAAGGAGGGACTCCCTAAATGTCATTCACCCTGAGCAACCTGATCACCGAGGTCATGCCTGCCGTTATCGGATGCCCCCAGCCCCTCGTGGAGATTGAGGCCCGGAACGTCCTTGCCGATTTCTGCGGATCTTCCGGCATCGTCACCCAAGGGTTCAAGAAGGACGTACTCTCCACAGACCCGGCCACGCCCAATGACCACATCGATATCACGACCCCCACCGGAATGGCTCTGTGGGTTCCCTGTGACGTCCTGTTCCTCGCCATCGACGGAATACCCTACGAGGCCAAGAAACGCAAGATAGAGGATGACCTGGACGACATGGACCTCATCGAGGAACCGGGCGTGAAGTTCTGGTACCCGTCGACGACCACGAATATCGTCATGTACCCCTTTGAGGCACTGGCCGTCCAGCTCTACCTGCAGGTCGCCTTCAAACCCAGTGCGCTCATGCCCGCGGCAACGGCCCTCGATACCATGTTCTACGAGGACTGGCACGTTCAGATCGCGGCCGGCATCAGGGCGAGGCTCCTGGCCATGCCCAAGACAGTCTGGCAGGACAAGACCATGGCCGGGTATTACCAGGGAATCTACGACGAAGGGGTGCATGCTGCCCGGATCTCGGCGCTCAACGCCAGGGACCTGACGGTCAGCAGGAACAAAAAACCAGCACATATAGAGAGGGTGATACGATGATGCAGCAGCAACCCCAGCCAGACATGGCCTTAAACTATCAGCCCTTTCCGAAAAAGGTCATTCCCCTGACCGGCAAGTGGATCCCGGCAAACGAAGGGTCAGATCTCGACCTCAACTTCAAGCAGCTCACGAACATGCGCTATACCGATACGCACCCCATAGGTATCGGCGGCATGACGAAGATCAACTCATCGGTGATGAACCGCCACATACCTGAANNCCCGGAGCGCCTTCCACTACACGAAGAACCAGCCGGAGGACGTCCCACCTCCTGGTCCAGGCCTTCAATACCGGCCTTACCGCATCCCAGGTATTGCAGAACAAGGCCGCCATACCGGGGACCGGGGAGTTCGAAGAGGCACCCCTCTGGACCGATGCGGCCGGAGCGGACATCGGCTTCTTCTCGATCGCCCCCGAAGAGACACTGATCTACTGCAACGGCAAGGAGAACCTGATCTGGGGTGGTGATGAGGCGAAGATCGGCGGGTTTTTCATCGCGAACCCCGACAGCCAGGTCGTTTACGACTACACGGCCCGGGTCCAGAACACCATGACGGACGCCACGAATGTCGCCACGATGACCACAACGGGCGGCGGGATCGACGAGTACGCCATGGTCGTCCTGCACGGCGAGAACAACGCCACGGACAGCTCGGGGAACGGCCACGATTTCACCTCCAACGGTACCTACGTCACCGCGGGGCCGAAGTTCGGCACCTATGCCTTTTCCTTCAATGGATCGACACAGTACATGTACTGTGCGGATCATGCGGACTTTGACCAGTCCGGCGGTATCTGGTCGATGGACACGTGGGTTAACTACACGTCCTTCAATGCGGTGAGCACAATCTGGTCGCTCGCCACGGACGCGAACAACTACAACCGGCTCTATGTCAATACCTCGGGTATCGTGATCTATAACCTCGTGATCAGCGGTTCCGAGAAGTCGACGATCGCCTCGGGTATCGGGTCCATACAGCTCGGACGGTGGCACCACATCGAGATGACGGAGAATGGGGATAACTATTACCTGTTCATCGACGGCGTCAAGGTGGCCACGCAAAGCATGGCAGACCGGCCGGCGGACTATTCGAGCTACTTCTCGATAGGTGCCTTCCACAACGGCTCGACCGCGGCGTCCTTCTCCCCCTTCCTTCTCGACGAATTCCGCATGTCCATAGGTGCGGCGCGGCACACGGACGGGTTCGCACCGCAGGCCTCGGCCTATTCCACGTCCTCGAGCTCGACCCTGTACGTGATCGCGACAAGACCGCTGCAGGGGATCAAGCTCTACGTCCAGACGGCAAACGAGTCGGTCGCCTCGGTGGCCTCCGATTACTGGACCGGGTCCGGGTTCTCCCTGACAGCGGCGCCCATCGACTATATGGAATATGCCTCCGATGCTCTGGCCCAGGCGGCCTATGTGTCGAGCGACACGAGCGCGGATATCACCTTGGACCTGATGGAATATACGACGGACCTCTTGGCGCAAGCGGCCTATGTGACGAGTGACCTCAGCCTTGACCTCATGGAATACGCCTCCGATGCTCTGGCTCAGGCGGCGTATGTGACGAATGGAAACGAGAATGTGTTTTCGCTGGCCCTTGCTTCGGCAGGGACGGGCTTTCAGAACTACTGTGTACGAAGCGTTATCCCCGCATCCAAAAGCTTCATAATGTTTCGCGTCCGTTTCATGGCTCCAACGTCGGAGAACTCCTTGTACATAAATGCCGCATATCTTGGGGAACTCTCCGGGACGTACAGTTTCCAAACAAGCCCTGCAAAGGTGCAACTAACATTTAGTGGTAGCACAACCGCTACAATATCAGCGGGTAGTACGCTGTGGTCGGATTGGGTCGCATTTTCAAGCGATGGTACAAAAGATTTGCTCGTGTCTGTTGATACGGGAAACAACAGTTACATAACACAGGTTAGCAGCGGCGGTGGCGGCGCAGGGTATAAAGCTGGTGCTGATGCGGCTACCGACTCGGCATCTGGATATTCGTGGAACGCGGGGTATGCGAGATTGGCAGACCAGGCCGAAGGGATGGTACTCCAGTCCTACTCCGAATCCACCATCAAAACCCAAGGCTCATATTCTCTCAAGGGCGTGGCAGCGATCACGGATTCCCTGAACAAGACGCTCACCCGAACAATTAGTTCACCCATTGACCTTTCGGGTGTCGATACCCTGAAATTCAACATCCGCGCTTCTCGTACCGGTAGCAATATCAAGATAAGTATTCACGACTCAGGCGGGACTACCACAGAAGTAACACCTAATATTTTAAGCGCAGACACGTTTCAGACCGTGACATGGAATCTCTCAAGCGTAGCGGACGCCGACAAGAACGCAATAGATTCCATCATTATAACGATCGTCAATGCCGACGCCGCCAATACTTTTTACATAGACGGCGCGCCTTCCCTGTTGTCCTACTCAGAGGCAACCGCAAAGACCCAGGGGTCCTATGCCTTAAAAGCCACAGCGGTAATCACCGACAGCCTCGACGGGACACTCATCCGGGACATCGCCTCCCCGATCGATCTTTCCGGCGTGGAAACCGTGAAGTTCGATATCCGCTCGTCGCGCATGGGCATCAACCTCACCATCGGGATCCACGACAGTGGAGGCACATGGACGGAGATTTCACCCAATATCCTGGCTGCCGATACCTACCAGACCGTCACCTGGGGACATATCGTCCGTTGCCGATGCAGACAAGGATGCGATCGACAAGATCCGCGTCACCGTGATCAACGCGGCCGCGGCCAACACGTTCTATATCGATAACTTTTACGCGGAAGGTCCGCCCGTCAGCCTCCAGTCCTACTCGGAACCGACGCTCGTTACCCAGGGATCATACGCGCTCAAGGGCATCGCAACCATCACTGCGAGTCTCAACAAGACCCTGACAAAGACGATCGCCTCGCCCATCGACCTGACGGGCGTGAGCACGATCGGCTTCGATATTCAATCCACGCGGACCGGCAGCAACATCAAGCTCGGGATCCACGACTCAGGCGGGACATGGACGGAGGTAACGCCGAACATCACGGCCGCGAACGGGTACCAGTCAGTGGTCTGGGATATTTCCAGTGTGGCCGACTCAGACAAGAACGCGATCGACAGCATCCGGATCACCATTGCGAACGCCGATGCCGATAACACCTTCTACGTGGACAACCTCGGCCCGGCCGGCGGCGCCCTTTACGACGGGACGGCCACGGAGGGAGGCACGAAGACCCTCGGGCAAACGGGCCTTATCTCCTTCGGGTCCACGGTGGGCCTGGCGAAGCCGAAGATGTATAACGGCCTCGTTGGCTACCTGTACCGCTTCACCTTTACGGGCATCGACGCGACAACGACGATCTACCATGCCACGGTGGACGCCCCCATTCAGCCCCTTGTCGACCTCTGGGACGGCGTGGACCGCGAGTGCATGGCCTTCTACGTCTACAAGAACTCCACCTATAATGATTACACCCTGAACGTCTATGAGAACGAGTACGATGCCACGGACGCATCCTCCTTCGTGGAACTCGACAGCCTGGCTGCCGGGACGAACAAACTCTATTTCGCCAGCTATGAGCGCCTCATGGGCATCAATATCGGCCTCATCGGCGGGCATGTGAACACCACCGCCGCTACGGCCATGACGGTCCGGTATTCGAACGACGGTGCCAATTTCATCACGGTGGGAACCGTTGATGACGGAACTTCCGAAGGCGGGATCGCCTTTTCGAAAAGACGGCACTATCACATGGAACCCGCCGGCAAGCTCCGGGGAATTCATGAGCAAGGTATCGAAGGTCACGCCCAGGTACCATTACGAGATATCCTTCGACAAAACACTGAGCGCGGACGTGCAACTCTTCTACATGAGCGGAATCCCGGTACAGCGGACGTTCGGCCAGTATAAATTCCCCCTCATGGCACAGGACATGCTCTTCCTGTGCTGCGACATGGCCGGCAAGAAGCACGCCGCCATCCATTCAGAGTACCAGACCACTCAGATCTTCAACGGCGCCAACGCCACGGAGATTGAGTTCGGGGAGACAGGTGAGCTCACCTGCGGGGCCAGCCTCTACAACCTTTACGGGTACAACCTCTATAACCTGATCATCTTCTTCAAGGATACCGAGATGTGGAAGCTCTCCGGGAACTTCCCCGACTGGCAGCGCCACCAGGTCTCCGACAAAGTCGGCTGTCCGGCTCCGCTTACGCTGAAGACGATCAGCCTTCCCGGTGATATCCCCCAGGGCCTCTCCCGAAACATCATCATATGGCAGGGCTCCGATGCGGTGTATGTCTCCGACGGCCGGGCGCCCCTCCCGATCCACGATGACATCGCCAACTACTTCGACGAACTCAAGGACGAGTACATAAAGCCCTCGCTCCTCGGCGCCTCATGGGCTGACATCGATCAGCGCAAGATGGAGTATCACCTCCACATAGCCTCCGGATCCACGGCAACGGAGCCAAACACAGAGCTTGTGTTCGACCTTAAGCGGTGGAAGTGGTACAAAATCGACCGCGGCACGGGCAAAAGGCTCGTCTGCGGTGCGTCCGTCAAGGACACAGACGGGAACAACTATAATTTCGGCTTCATCGATACCGGTTACATGCTCCGCCTCGAGAACGGGACGGACTTCGACGGGAACGACATCGTTCATACTCTGGAACTTGGAGATATCGTCCTCTCCGAGAACGACCTTACCATGCAGACTCGGGTAGAGCGGCTCCAGCTCATCACCGTCGCCAAAACCGTCACCTCCAACAATATCTCCTATACACACTACGTCGACACGGAGACGACCGGGACGGCCTTCACAATGGCCCCCACGGCGACGGGCAAGCGGCTGGCCGACATAGTCCTGCCCATAAACAGTGAACTCGGAGTGTTCCACTCCGGGAAATTCGAGATGACGACTGATGACGAGGTCACGGGGTTCGAACCCCTGGCCCTGGCATTCGTTTATACAGCACATTCAGAGAAAATACTCAGTACCTTGTAAGGAGGGAAAAATGGCAAATGAATACTATACACTACCATCGGGGATCCTCGACAGCCTGGACAAGAGGCGCCGGCAACGGATGCTCGGGGGGCAGAGTTACAATCCCCAGGAGACAGTGGACGTCACCAGGGCTGCCTATGAGGCGGCGATAGCCAAGAACCTTGCCAGGAAGAAACTGGCGGAGGATAAGCAGTACCGCGAAGATGTCCTGGCCGATACAAAGGCGGGGCGGTGCCGAGACCCTTGCGGCTCAGGCGGCGATGCAGGAGAAGGCCCTTGCCCAGAACGCCTCGCAGTTCGGCCTGACCCTCAACGAAAAGGAGGAGGCGCGGGAGGATGCGGGGACGGCAGGGTTAATCAGCGCCGGCATGAAAGGCCTCAGCATGATCCCGAATTACCTGATGAACCGGACAGACAGCAAGGGCAATGTGATTGAGCAGTCTCCCCTGAGCAAAGCCTCCGATTACTTCAAGAGAACATTGGGGGGGGAGATCCCTGGTGGTGAAGCTGGCGCCGTCGCCGGGGGACTCGATTATAATTCGCCAGAGGGTGCCTTCGCCATGCCGGCATCCATGCCCACAGAGCCGACAGCCGCGATCGGATCGAACGCTGGAACAGGCGGTATCCAGTCCTACAACATGATGAGCGATAATTTGGGGGCAGCCCCCAAACCTGACGCCTCGATGCTCATGTCCGGTCCGACCGTCAAGGGGGGCTCTCCCGATTTCGGCGGGCAGGCCAAGGCAGCGGAGCCGACCCAGATCCAGCCCATCGGTACACCGGTCGATGGCATGGCCATGTCAGGCTTATCAAAGAACGCCTATGAAGATACGGACCTGACGACAAGCACGAATGCGGCTGAACCCGGCCTTACGCTGGGCGGTCAGGGCGCAGGTGCGGAAGGCGGCGCCATTGATATTCCGAACTACGAGGCCCCGAACTTTGCACCATACGAGGCCCCGACGTTCGCGCCATTTCAGGCAGATCCCTATACGCCTGGGACATACGACCCGTTCAAGGCTCCCGCCACGAATAACGACTGGCGCTCCTGGGAGAAACAAGCATGGAAGGAAGGGGTCAATCTCGCAAAGGCTTCAAACGCCGAGCGGCAGGCCTACATGAACAACGCGAACAAAAAGGTATACGACAAGGCCCTCTCTGACTATACCTCGTGGAAGGACGCTCAGGAAGCCGCCCGGCAGGGGGAATACAACACCTGGCTTACGGGTGAAAAGGGGCGCTACGAGACCGAGACGGCCAAAGCGGAAGCCGAGGCGAAGGCGGCGTACGAGGCTGCCAAGAAGACCGCTGAGGCCGAGGCGAAGGCAGCGTATGACAAGGCGGCAAAAGGCGCGTCGACAGAGGATAAATCCCCCTGGTCCTACAATACCAAGAGACTTGGCGGGGGACCGGAAAGCCCATACTATGGTGCTCAGTTCTCGCCCGTCGACAACGGCGGAAGCAGGGTACCGGCGGCATTCGATCCCTCAGGGTACTTCAGCCCTCCCGATGGTGGCATATCTTCAACCAAGAATTTTTCACCGGTATCCACCAAGAAACCCGGGGCCTATGAGGTTCTGTCGAATTTCACCCGCGATGCCGGACCGGCATATAGCTCACCGGGATCGTTCAAGGCGGAAGCATTTAATTACGAACCACCCGGAAGTTATGGATCATCCCGCGGCGGCTACGAAGCCTTCAACTACCAGCCTGCGGACTTTGAACCCGTCAATTACGAACCCGCGCCTGCGAGCTACGAGAGCCCATACAGGTATGAGGCCTTCAACTACGAACCCGCGCCGAGCTACGAGTATGAACCATTCAATTACGAGGCAGGCAGTGGAGGGAGCGGCACGATCGTCTGCACGGAACTCAACCGGAGAGGGTACCTTTCCGCCGAGATCCTCGCGAGTGACAGCAAATACCGGCAGGACGCGATACCCTTTCATGCATACGTGGGATATCTCACTCTCTTCGGCCCCGTCGTCGCCCTGATGAAGCGGTCAAGGATCTTCGCCAACATCGTGCGCCCCTTCGGAGTCGCCACGGCGAAGGAAATGGCGAGCCGGGTAAATCCCGAAATAAAGGGCACGCAGATGGGCATGGTGCTCCTGAAACTCGGCGTACCCCTGTGTTCGATTGTGGGCAAGGTGGCCCTGGGAGCGGTGACAACCGCAGTACAGCACACGGAGGTGCAGCATGGCTAGGCTGGGAGGAATAGGAATGGGGCTCGATGCGGGCATGACGGCCATGTTGACGGACACCAAGAACCGGGACGAGATGGCTCTGAGACAGAGAACCGCGGACCTGCAGGAGAAGCAGTTCGGTCTCCAGGAACAGCAGTTCGGAATAGCAGAAGGACCTCCACGGTCTCAAAATGGATGAGGCGAAGAGGGCGGGGGAAGAACTTGACGTTGACGAGATCGGCAAGACCTTCGGCACTAAAGATCCCGCCGCCTATGAGTATGGCCTCGATCACGCGATGCGGAACGGGTACATCAAGGTGGACCCTGCCAGCGGCAAGAGGACCATCCGTAGGGATTACCTCGGCAAGACCATGTCCCACCTTGATTCGGCTGAGGGAGTAAAAGAGATCAGCAAGAGGAATATCACCCTCATCCAGGGTCAACTGGCCCAGATCACGGACCCGGCCCAGCGAAAACCCCTCGAAGATCGTCTCCTCATAGAGCAACAGCACAATGCTGGAGCCATGAAGTGGCTTGAGCTGCAGGAGAATGCGAAACAGAAGGGGCTCGACCGGGAGGCACACGAGAAAGTTGCCAGAATCAACAAGGCACCCCAGGCAGAGACGGCAAGTCAGGTCGAATACCGCAAGGCCATAACCGATAAGACGAGGGCGGAAACGGACATTCTCAAGCAGGGCGGCAAGCTCAGCGATGATGCATACAAGGATCTGGCGAAGTATATGACATCCGACCAGGTGGCCGAGGAACTGAGGCTGGTCAAAGACCCCAACATGCGAGAGATGCGCAGGCAGGAACTTGAGGATAGATTTCTCCAAACGCGCACCGGAAAGAGACAGCTCGGCGGCGGGCCCGCTTCGGCCGGAGGGGACGCAGCGGCACCCGTGCCCGGAGCGCGCAAGGGCAGAGACGGAAATTGGTACGTAGTAAAAGACGGCAAAACATACAGGGTGGATAAATAATGCCGAAACTTGTACCCGTAGACTATGATCCTTTCGCCGATGATAACTCAGGGGTCAAACTGACTCCCGTAGACTTTGACCCCTTTGTAGAACAACCCGCTCAAAACAGGGGTGAGTATTTTCGCACCCTCGGGGGAACTCCGCCCGAACCCTCGGTACTCGGAGACATCAACAGGGCTGCGGGGGAGACGCCCGTTGAGGTGGCGAAAACGTTCGTCAAGACCGTACAGCAGGCGGGCCCGGGTGCCGGCGGGGCTCTTTTGGAGTATACAGGTCATCTGGCCGAGCGTTATCCGGGAGAAGTGGTAAGCAGACCCGACCTGGAACCAGACTCTCTTCTCGGGGAACATACCGGATATTTCACCGGCCCGGCTACCAGAACTCCCATATCAACGCAGGATCCACTGACGCAGTTTGCCAAGATCGGCGGCAAAGCTGCCCGCGAATACTGGACGGAAGCATCGAAAGACCCGATCCTCAAGTCAAAGGTAGAGAGTTTCACCGATATCAAGTCGGTGGCCGATGGTATCCGGTACGGAGCCGCCGGCGTCGGCAACCTTGCCGGATCTGTAGCCCTGATAACCCTGATGCCGGGCATGTATGCGCCGGAGGCCATGGCGGGTGTAGTCCTCAAGGAGGGTGTCAAGAAGGGCCTGGGAGGCAGGATAATTAATTTCCTGAAGCCGAACGCCATGGATGTACCCATTGGGTGGATGGAGGCCGGAGAGATAGCAGGGAAACAGCTTGAGGAACATGAGAAGAACGGAACCGACCTGTCGCTTTCCCGGCTTATAGCTACGGCGGTGCCGGCAACGCTCGTTGAGCGGGGTCTCGGTGTCGAGGCTGCAGCGTCCAAGTTCGGAAAGATGGGACCGGAATTCCGGGAGTTCTCAAAGAAACACCTCATACCCCGGATACTGGAGGGCATGGGAGTGGCAGGATTCGGTGAGGGCGCCGAGGAGTTCGTGCAGACCTACCTCGAAAACTACGGAGGCAATCCGAAGTCTGTCTGGACAAAGGAAACCCTTTACGAAGCATTGAACGCAGGCCTTCAGGGTATGATCGGCGGCCACGTCATGGGTGGCGCCGGAGGTGCAGCGGCCGGCAAGCAGTACCGGGACGTCCAGAATCAACAGAAGGCGCAGCAGGAGATCCTCGCCAACCCCGTAGACTTTCAGCACCCGGCAGCGCAGAAGATGATCGAGAACCGGGCAAATGTGGCCAGGCACCTCGAGGACTTCATCGCAGAGACGGACCCGCAGCTCGCCAAGGCATGGGGGGAGCAGGCAACCCTGGCGATAGGCGCTAACCGGCCGGTCGATATGTCGATGCTCACGAACAGTGGCAAGTTCGACATGACCGATTTCTCGAAGGCAGAAGAACCGCAGCCAGTGGCGGAACCTGCCAAGGCAACAGACCCCGTAGCACAGGAGATCGTCGACGATGCGAAGTATAAGCCCATCATCGATCAGATGGCAGCGGCGCTCGACAGCGGCGAGGCTTCAATGGAAGGATTACAGGCTAAACGGGATGCATTAGCGCAGAAGCACGGCGAGGGGAACCCCCTTTTAGGCGCCATTGACCGCNTCATCCTGAAACGCAACATGCCTCCAGGTGTCAAGGACGGTATGGACATGGTGAACAAGGCTCTTGTGGACCCGTCGATCGCGACTGACCCCATCTACGACGCGATAGCCGGGAAGATGCGCGGCATCGAAAACGGTGTAGGCGGCCGCGTCATCAAGAACCTCAATCCGATCGATAGGATGGCCGATCAGTTCGAGCAGCAGTTTCCCCAGGTGCAACGCCCCTCTTTTGCCGGCATTACTCGGAAACAGCCCGGGGATGCCAAGGCCGAGAGCAGTGGCAGAAACTGATGTTACGGGTCCAGCAGAGACGCTTGCCGGCGGCCGCCGTCTGGGCGGAGAGCCAATCGCCATGCCCGGACAGGTAGCCTACACAGCCAAAGAACAAAGGAGACCATCAGAGACGGCCCTGCTTCTTCCCGAGAAGGAGAGAATACACCGTGCTATCTTCGAATCCCTTGAGCACAACGATGACCATACTGAGGGCATGACGCCGATGTTGGTTGAAAGCTACCTGAAGGAGGGTGGAATCATTCCCGCGAACAGGGCTGATCTCGCCGCAAGGTACCCCTCAGCGTCTTTTGCGGGCAAGGTGGACGTTGCCGCCAACGAAGCGGCTACTTCACCGCAGAATGACATCCCCGAACCGACAGAGGCTGAAATACAGGCCGGGAACTATCGGAAGGGTCATGTTAGCCTTCACGGCCTTGATATCTCCATTGAGAATCCCAAGGGATCGATGCGTAGGGGAGTATCAAAAGACGGAAATAAATGGGAAAGTGAGCTTAAATCTCATTATGGATATATCAGGCGCACGGAGGGCGTAGACGGAGATGCAATCGATGTCTTCATCGGTGACAATCCGGGAAGTCAGAGAGTATTTGTCGTTTACCAAAACGATCCTGCGACGGGGAAGTTTGACGAACACAAGGCGATGCTTTCGTACAACACGGTCGAAGAGGCGAAAGCGGGCTACCTCGCCAATTATGAACCGGGATGGAAGGGACTCGGCGCCATCGTCCCTATGTCGATGGATACATTCAAGGCGTGGCTTAACAAAACGGCTCCTTTCACCAAGGCGGAGAAGAAGACGCCGGCAGAGGCGTCCGTGGCATCGGCTCAGATGGAGGCTCAGCCCGGCGATTTCTACGAGTTCGATGTCCCCACGCGACCGGGAGGGCCTAAGACATTCCGGTACAAGGTTCGTAGTCTCTTTGTCCAGAACGACGGCACGATTGTGCCTCTCGTCAAGGACCTCAGAAGCGAGACTGTCTACCCGATATTTCCTTCGATCGCCGTAAAGGGGCGTTTTGTTAAGGGAGATGAGGGGGTTGTCGAAGGATCGTTCCCGATGGGCACGAAACCTAAAGAAGGCACCCCAATACCGGCTCCGACCGAATCAGCGAAGCGGTCTAAGACCCTCATCCAGATCATCATAGATATGGGCGGTCTGTCTGCGGCAAAGGTGAAGGCGGCCGGTTTCAACGTCAAGGAAGATTTCCAGCAACACCGCCTTTCCTTTGTCTTCCGGAAGAACGGCAGAAGCCTTGACGATATAGCGACGGAGCTTGTGAGCAGCGGTGTCATACCTGCTGGACCCGACACCATATCAAGTGACAATTATACCCTGTCGCTCCTTCAAGCGGCGGCACGAGGGGAGAAGACGACCGTTGACCAGATGAAAGATCAGCTAAGTGTTGTCATTTCTGAGCAGAAAGATGATATACTTGAGTTGAAGGAGGATTTAAAACGCCATGGTGCCAATGAGTCCCAGATCGAAGATGTTGTTAGAACGTATCAAGACGCGACACGAGAAGATACTCGGCCTCAAGAAACTGATCAGGATGCTAGAGAGGCACGAACTCGTGGAGCTGAAGCCCTCGACGACGACTTTGTCAGCGAAGTAGAAGAACCCACCGAAGTAACACCCTCAGAATTGCGTCCTGTTGAACCCTCGGAAGAGGGGACGGCCAATACCCCTGCCGAAGGCGAGAAACGAGCACAGACCCCCCAGGGAGAAGAAACTGGCGGGGAATTGTTCAATACCTCCGGCATGTTTTCTCTGTCCGGCAATCAACCTGTAGAACAGAAGACCATGAAGGTCCCCGAGAAGAAGGGTGAGCGGATGTTCGACGTGGAGAAGCAGACCACGGATGAACTCAAGGACCGGCTGTCGGGAGAGAAGGCGAAGCGGGAGTTTGAGGAAGGGAAAGAGAAAGAACCTTGGCAGATGACGAGGGATGAATTCAGAAAGCAACTCATTTCCGAGAAGGACAAAACAAGGGAAGAATATGAAAGATTGGGCGGCGGTGTTGCCGCATACCGGAAGCAGACGAGAAAACAGCTTACAAGACTACACGCAAGCACCAAAGCTGACGCTGCGACAAATGTTGCAGGAAGGGCTGTCTTAGCGGCAGAGAGACTTGAGAACTTTGATGCTGGCCGCAATGAGCCAGGCAGGCCGAGTGAACACAGGGAAGCCGTTCAGCAAGCCCTTTCCGACGGCAAACCCGTACCGGAAGAAGTGCTGAAAGACTATCCGGAACTGGAAGAAAAACGAGTCTCCGAAAAAGGTCGCAAGATCGAGGACGCCGGCGAAGAGCTTGTCTACAATAAACGGAATCGCGTCAAGACGGGGAAAACGTGGGATGATATATCCGGTCTCAATGATGCGTTGAAAGCCAAAGAAACAACGAAGAACAACGTCTGGCCGAAACCCGACTACGAACAGATTGTCCAGGGTGGGACCCCGGCTACGATCGCCCATATCTTCAAACAGGTATATGACAGCATAGCCAATGCACCCGTGGTTCGTGGGGTACCTACTGATCCGGATTTTAAACTTTACATCGATGCCGTCCAGCGAGTTCGCGACGGGGCAATGTCATGGATGAACAATCCCGAAGCAATCAGGTCGTGGGCGGCGAAGCAGGCCAAGTTCGCAGCGGCCATGATGCCGGGTAGAACGACGAACCTTTCCGATCTTACAGAGAATGCGGAGACACAATCATTGCTCGATATGGTCTATCCCGGAGGATGGAGGAATTTCAAAGCGGAGTTGACTATCATCGGCGGGAATAAGGTCTACGGGGCCGTTGCAGCCGGGACGCGACGAAGTGATGCGGGCGATGAAGGCAGAGAAGAAGGGGTGGCCTGGCAAAATGGAATCATGGCAGGTTCAGGGCCTGAAGGTCATGGCCTCCTCGGAAATAAAGATAGAAGAACGGAATTACGTAAAACACGGGAAAAAGTACATCCCCGCTATCAATCGCGGTAATGAAGATCTCAAGTTCGACACCAGGGAACAGGCAGAGGCATGGACGAAGAGCCTTAAGCCGTTCCTTCTTGTCAGCAAATATGACCGCGTTATCAGCGAACATGATACCCGCGAATCGGCGGTAGAGGCGGCACGAGAGAGGGTCAAGAAAGATAAGAAAAGCACCATCAGCGATAAAGGGATAAGCGTGGCAGCTGCAGAACGCCAAGGCCCAAGCAGAAGGATGGACGGAGAAGACATAACCGCCGAAAGACTGAGCGCAGACTTTGGATTCAGAGGGGTAAACTTCGGCAACTGGATGCCGGACAATGAACGGCAGCTTCACCTCAATCACGCCTACGATTCTTTTCATGACCTTGCCGAGATACTGGATGTACCGCCGAAAGCCCTATCCCTTAACGGCATGCTGGGGATTGCCTTTGGAGCGCAGGGCACCGGGCAATACGCCGCACACTTTGTACCCGGGGTCAATGAAATAAACCTCACCCGGACATCGGGGGCGGGATCTATTTCCCATGAATGGGGACATGCGCTGGACCACTACTTCGCCGCGCAAGGGGGGCTCGCTTCGGCAACCGCTCCTTTTCTCAGCGAATATGCTACGTCACCGAGGAAGATTGAAGGGGTAAGGCCGGAGATTGTCGAAGCATTTAAGGCCATAGTCAGCGCAATGAATAAACGGCCGCAAACTCCACAGGAGGCAAGACAGAAAAGAGAACAATCCCAAAAGAGGAGTATCGACCAGCTCGATAAATGGCTTCAGTTTATAAGACAAGATTTTGTCGGCCAGGAAGAGGCTTTCGATAAACTGGCAGACAGGATAAGGAACGATGACTACGGAGAGGGATATGTTGCCATAAGCCCCAAAGAAAGCATTTACCCCGTTCTCTCGGAGATACGGGAACTCTATAAGAAAGCAAAGGGCAGGACATATACAATCGACAGCATCAAGGCCCTGAGAAACTGGATGGATACCGTCCGATATTCTAAAAACAATACGGAAGCCGAGACGGAGCACGTCGCGCAGGTCACCACCGATTACGCCTCCAATGCGTTAAAACTCGACAAGCAAAAAGGCGGCAAGCCTTACTGGTCCACCAATACGGAAAAATTCGCGCGGGCCTTCGATGCGTATGTATCCGACCGGATCGCCGAGAAAGCAATAACGAATACCTACCTGTCTCATCAGGGACGGGAAGACGAAACGGTACCGATGGGAAAAGAGCGGGAGGCGACCAACAAAGCCTTTGATGCGCTCGTGGACGCTGTCGAAACAAGAGAGACCGACAAAGGGGTGATGTTCTTCAAGAAAGAGTCTTCCGACCTCAACAAATCCTTTGCCGACCGCTTAGACAAATTCCTCGCAGGAGAGATGGGGCGACGGATTGAAATAGTCGTCACGAATACACCTGCTATTTTATCGCGTCTTGGAGCGAAACAGTTGCCCATCACTATAAGCGACTACGTTATAGACAAGGCCATGCGGGACAAACACGCCATTTCCCTTGATACTCTAAAACAATTACCGATGGCTCTTCATGACCCGATCGCAGTTTTCAAATCAGGGGATGTTAGACTCCCGAACGCCCTCGTGATAATGACTGAAATACGGGATAAGGATGGAGAAACAGTCGTGGTGGCCGTCCACTTGTCGAAACAACTCGCACACCACGAGGTAAATCGTATTGCGAGTTTGTATGGAAAAGATGACAGCGAGTGGTTCCAGAAACAAGCCGATAAGGGCAGGGCACTGTATGTAAACAAAGAAAAAGCCGTGAAGTGGTCACAGTCAGTTGGGCAGCTCTTCTTGCCCAAGGAGGCGACCAGATCAGGCTCTGAAAAAAGTATACTAACAGAAAAGGATTTTGTCAAGAAGGGCGAAGGGGAAGACGGCAAGCCTTCATTTCGAACTGCGGTAGCCGACGCCAAGAAGGGTCCCTACAAAGCAGCCAACCTCCAGAAGCTCCTGTCTCCCACGATCACGCGGATCGCCGAGAACACCGGTGTCACCGTCAAGGTCATCCAGGACAATTACGGCTTTCCCGCCGACTTCATCGAAAGGGCAGGCGCCGACTTCGACCTCCGGAACGACAGGGTCTATGGGGCCTATGATCCTCTGACCAATACCATCTACCTGGTGGCCGACAACGCCGAGAGCACCTCAGCCCGTAGAGAAAACCCTTTTCGAGGAATTGGTCGGTCATAAGGGCTTGCCTGCCTTCCTGGGTAGGGAGAAGACGGCGGAACTCAGGGGATTGGGGTCTAGTTCTCAGGTTCAAAAATTCCCCGGACATGCAGACGGTCATCCGGGACTATGGGCTGGATGTGACGAACGCTGAGGACCGGCGGGTGGCCGGCAACGAGTTCATGATCCACCATGTCGGCCGGCCGACCATAATGCAGCGGGTGATCGCTTACATCCGGGAAGCACTCCGGCGAATGGGCTTTAAAATGCGCTACAGCGACGCGGACCTCAAAACGCTGGTCGGTAGCCTCATGAATCGCGTGGAAGCCAGCATGATGGGGGAGAGAGGCAAAGGGACGGCAACCGAAGAGGTTCTCAAGGAACAACCGGCCTACAGCAAGGAAGGCGGGAAGTTCAACACCGCTTTCCGCAAGTGGTTCGGGGATTGGGAGAGGGCAAGGAAGTATAAAGCAATCATCGATATGGAACCGGTCAGGATCGGCGCCAAACCCCAAACAGAAAGTGATGCGGAGATGTCCTACAAGGCATTGAAACCCGCCAGTAATGTCAAAGATGGGAGGACAATACATTTCCCCAACAGCATCTTCGGAAAGCTATCGAGGCATAAGGAACATGCCCTTATCTTCAGGACCATTCCTCAATTCAACGAGCTTCTTCACGATGCTGAACCCGCATATTTTGAGGCAGAACGGAAGGAAGAAAGGAAGAGCAACGTAGTCGGGATGCACAACTACGTTTCCAAGATAACCATCGACGGGACCGACTATTTTGTCAGGTTCTCAGTGCAGGAGGTAAAGAAACCAAACGGGAACGAACTGCACAATGCCTTCGTGTCTGACGTAGAATTGATAAAGGCCGATTTGATGAAGGGTCCCTCCGGACATACTGCATCTTTCAATGCGCCGGCGACGGCTTCACCAACCAGCCTTCTTGATAAAGTATTAGCATCGTTCATGAAAGATGTCAAGGAAGCTTATGAGACATCGTCCAAAGTCGTGGACGAGAACGGGGAGCCGCTGGTTGTGTATCATGGGACGGCAAGTGATTTTGAATCATTCAGGCCATGGTCTCATTTTGGGACCGAGCAGCAGGCCAACTTTATAGCAGAGGAATGGGGACCAGGCGGTAGTGTGATCCCCACCTATCTCAATATAAAAAACCCTCTCAGGATGCACGATACCGGGTTTACTCGCGCTGACATTATGGCGACAGTTAACCCACCGAGCATCTTCAAAAAGGCAGAACTGGAACGACTGGGCGCAGGAACATTGCAGGATTGGGAAGATGCGCTAAGGGAAAAGGGCTACGATGGTATTATCTATAGGAATACGACGGCAGAGGGGCCGGGAGATTCTTACGTAGCGTTCTCTCCCACTCAAATCAAGTCCGTTTACAATCAAGGCACATGGTCCGCCGAAGATGATCGGATCAGCTTCAAAAAGGGCAAGTCCGGAACCGACGACGCCCTAGCTTTCCTTGATGAACTCTTTGAAGAGATTGAACGGGAAAATAAGAGCACCGAACCCCTTGGCAAGCCGACCAAAGACATTCCGGATCCGACAAAAGACAGGACGAAGAAGACCGAGTCGTGGCTGAATCAGGAAACAGCAGCCATCTTCCGCACTATAGCCAGCGGTACCCCGGGGAACATGCCCCATAATTCATTCCTAGAGAATGTCCTGAAATCCCCCGAGTGGTACGAGCACCCCGTATTCAAGAACATCGTGAGGCTCTTCACCATGGACCGTGAGCGCCTTTACCATACAACCATGCTGGATCTCAGCACGATCGACGATCAATCCGTCATTGAGGAGACCGACCAGCTCCGCAAGAAAAACCCGGCAGCCTACAAGGAACTCCTTTTCGCGATCGATTACGGCGATACCCGCTGGAAGCGTGGCGACGCAAGCATGGAACGCCTGAGAGATCCCGACATATCAGAGGAGGCCCGGGCGGCCGTCGTCGCCAACCAGGTCAAGAAGTATGAAACCTACCTGAGGGAAAAGAGGGGCGTATCACCGGAGGCTATTCGCGTCTGGAAGCTACACCGGGCAAGTTACGACAAGGCCCTCGACATGATGACAGCCCAGCTCCGGGAACTTGTCGCGCAGATGGAAGAAGGAGAGCCGACCGGACAGACCAAGACCGTCCTGCAGGAACTCCGCTTCGCCCTGGCATCAATGAACGAGTGGCGCGGCTTTTACGCTCCAAGGCTCCGGGAACGGGCCGGTTATGCAGTTCAGGCAGAGAAGACGGTCGGAGGCAAAACCGAACGGTACCGGGAACACAAGAGCAAATACGGTGCCGAGCGCCTGGCCAACAAACTCCGGTCCGAGGGGTGGCAGAATGTGAGGATCACCGAGATCTCAAGGCTCCCTGAATCCGTGTATATGAACCTCAAGGCGGTGGACGTCGCGAAGGCAATAAAAGACGCAGCCCACGGGATGAAGGGTGAGGCTGCGATCGCATTTAACGACGAGCTGATCGAACACGTCTCTAACCTCATCAAGTCCCGCGGCTACCGGTCCTCGATGATTCACCGGGGATCTCCGGAAGACATGGGCGTTGTCAGGGGCTACATGGAAGATCCTCTGGAGCGGTACACGACGTACGTCAACAACCTGGCGGGCGGGTTCTCGAAGTCTCAGGTCGCGCAGCGGGCTATGCAGATGCTTCTCGGCGAGAGGAGCGAAGACGGTAGCCTGACGGGTGGCATTGATGCCAAGGCGGAAAGCAGGACCTACGTGACCGCAGAGCGGTACATTGCAGAGCAGCTCCGCAACCTGGACCAGACCGACCGGATCGTCGGTATTGCAAAGAGCATAGCAACGTTCAAGTACCTGGGGTTCAATCCCCGGTCGATGCTTGTCAATATGACAGCCATGGCTACCACTGTGCCGCCGGCAATATATCAATACGTCATGGGCGGGAAGGGAAGTATGACGAAGGCCCTCGCGGAGATTGCCCGATCAGGCGCAGACATAGCCACGGTTATGGCGGGTCGCAAGCTCAAGAACGACGACGAACAGGCCTTCATTGAACGCATCAAGAGGGAAGGTTACGATGATCCCCAGCCTTACCCGGGACATCAGTGGGGAAGATAGGATCTATCCATCAACGAGCATGGTACAAAGATGATGGGCGCCGCCATGTGGGCTTTCGGCAAGACCGAACAATGGAACAGAATGAGCACGATGCTCGCCGGCTACCGGATCGCCCGTGGTGCAGGGAAGACGGCAGAGGAAGCGCACGAACTGGCCCTCGATGCTTCGAACAAGGCCCACGGTCTCTATGGCAGATCGACGTTACCCGCATGGGCTCAGGGTGGCAACCCGGCCGCGAAAGCGGGCCAGATGATGTACGTCTATGGAAAGTTTGGCCACAATTACCTGCAGATGATGTATGATCTCGGCTTCAAGAAACATGATATTAAGGCTACGTTGTGGGGTTTTGCCTCTCCTATCATCCTCGCGGGCGGCGCTGCGTGGCCACTGAAGGACCTTATGATCGGGCTCATCAACGCGATTCTTCATCTTCTTGGCTTCAAGGGCGACACAGAGAAGTTCGTCTATGACGGGATCAGGACCCATCTTGGAAAGACTGCGGAGATGGGGGCCCGCCATGGAATAACCGGTCTCGCGGGAATAGATATATCCGGCTCACTATCGATCGGCGTCGGGGTTCCAAGGAATATGTGGGAATTGACAGGGGCCGCCGGCGGTGTCTATGACGACGCCGCGAAGGCGCTGCACTTCCTTTCGACGGGACAACCGGGGCGGGCAGCCGAGAAGGCACTCCCCACGGCCGGAGCAAACTTCCTCCGTGCTGCCAGGGAAGGCACCCGCATGGTCACATCGGAGAAGGGCAGGCCCCTTTACGACGACGACACGGGCAGGCCCCTACAGCTCAGTGCCGGCCAGATGACACTTAGGGCAGCGGGTTTTCGCCCGAGTGAACAAGCGGTACTCACGGAGAGGAGACAGGAGCACCGGGAACTGGTAAAAGGCTTCACGGATCGGCGGGATGAAATCTACGAGCAGGCACGGGCCTATTATGCAGACCCCGACCGTGACTCCAAAGGTATGACGAAGCTCATGCAGGCGCAGACCGATTACAACCAGTCGATCAGGGACGCGGACCTCGTCGGGCTTGTACCCTTTATGAAATACTCATCCCTCCGGGACCAGGCGAGATCACTGAGAAAAGTGGACAAGAGGGAACGCGCCAGACTCCGCAGGGATGCAGAGTGATTTTATGGTTGACACAGATTTGCGGTAGGCTATAATAGACGTCAGATAGCAATTATCATATCAGGATGAGGACCATTGGGCCCGGCTGAAAAAAAACAGTCGGGCCGTTCTTTTACCGGCCCGAGGGAGGTAAGAGAAAAATGGCCCGCAACGCAGCTCTCAGCACGGAATCAGCAGAACATTGGATAGGCGAAACCAGCGAGAAACCGACGACCGGGGTCTTCCCCGGCTCGACGTTCTACGAGTGGAACACTGGCCAGAGATGGATTCACAACGGTAAACAGTGGGTCGAGATTCTCGATAAAACACTGGAAGAGATAAGAGAACTTATCTTGCAAACTGCTTTCGAGGATATCCCCGTCATACCATCGGGCAACCTGTCGGCCGACGCATTAGTCGTTGAGGGTGGCGGTGTTCTGAAGGATGTTCTTATAAACACTGACGGCGCCAATGACGCCAAGATGGTTCTTTACGACGGGATAAGCGCGGCTGGTAAAGTCGTGTGGGAAGGAAGCGTTCTCGGACCTAACAAAACGGGTTGCATCGTAATAAACAGAGAATTCATATTTGGCCTTTACGCCGATATAACCGTTGATGGCGGTGGAACTATGACCTATAACGTCGGTTTTCTGAGGAAGTAGGGCATGATCTACACTCTTGATCCCGAAAACATTGCATCGTTGGAAGAGTTCGTCGAGGTTGTCCGCGCCACGGTCCTGAACAAGGATGATACCCTGATTGTCACCGATGAAGACCTTGCGGCGAAAGAAATGATCCGGGTTGTTCTCGATGAGGAAGGGAACATTATCAGGGAAGCTATCCTTGGTTGTTTCCAATTCAACGGCGATCATCTTTCCATTTTCATCGGCTCACGGATAATCACGGGCAAGACGGTTCGTGACGGGAAGAAACTGACCATTACCGTTGAATCCGATACAGGAGGTGCGTAATGCCATCTGGTTCCGTCTCCCTCACCAACATTCGTTTATCTCTTGTCAACGGTACTGCCTTTGTTGATTTCAGTGCAGTAGGCACTCTCACTCCATATCTCAACCGTAAACTCATCCTAACTGACTCCGCAGGCAAGAAGGCGGTTGGCTATATCAAGGCAGCAGGGACGGGGGAAACGATACACTGACCTTCTTAGCGGATGGGATTTTACGTCAGGTTGGACGGTACAGGCAGGGGGTGCTATAGATGATAGCAACACATTCACATCCACGGATGTTGGAGGGTTGAGAAATTCTACGGATATCCTAACTGTCGGAGAGTTGTTAAAGCTCACTTTGGCATCAGATAATGGCAACACGTCCCTGAATATTGTGCATGCCTCCGGAACATTTTCAATGCCAGCCGTCCAATGTGCAAATAATACGATGAAATATGGTGTTGTGGGGTATACCGCCACACTAGGACCATGCGCTCGCTTATATGTGAGATTATCCGATACCGGAACATCTAACATATCGGTCCTAAAGGGTGAAAAAGTCCTCACTCCTTCATCCACTGGTGTAACCATTACCAGCACACGAGGCGGGACAACATATAATTGGGAGAGCATAGAGACAGGATTTAATTACAACGATTCGGCGGGGTATACGTATAGGTTGATACCGGCAAGAAAGAGTTTCAGCCTTGGGTTTGAACTAGGCTTTTAACCAAGTCTTTAGGCTTTTAAATATTTCAATAGGAGGACATTATGTTAGCAGAACTTAAAAAAGGAATTCAGACACTTGGTGCCGGCGTTATCGGCTCACTTCGCGGGAATCAGGATGGATCACTCGTCGTGGTCGACTCCCTTCTCGAGGCGGTCAAGGAAGGACGTGTCTTCTCCGTTGCAAACCAGGCGGCCGTTGCGGTCACTGCGGCCCTGGCGACGACATGGACCGGCCTCGGCGTGGCAAACCCGCTCACATCCGGTAAGAATATGATTATCCATGAATTCGGGTTTTCCCAGACCGTCGCCTGCTCCGCCGACGGGGCGATCGGCCTCATGGTCGCCGACACGACCGGTATGGCCGGGGCTCTTACTCCGAAGAACCGTCTGATCGGTGGACCTGCGTCACCTATGCTCGCCGATGACAGTGCCACCATCGGGACTCCGATACTCTTGGAGACGCATGGCTCCGTTGGCACCCTCGCCGTGACAGGCTACGGCACGCAGCAGCCGAATGTCAAAAAATTCAAGGGCGATCTCATTATACCCCCCGGCTACTCAATTCTCTCTTACTCGACAAAAGCCATAACTGCCTCCCTTATTTTTCATCTTGTGTGGGAGGAAGTGGCGGTATAAGCCAAAGTGGGGCGGGAAACCGCCCCTTTACTTTACGGGAAGGGGGAAGCAGATATGGAGAATTCAGCTATAGAGGCGGGCATCGGGGCGGGCAGTGGATTCTTTGGAGCCCTCCTCACTTATCTCGGTTTCAGTTCCAGACTGAAGAAGGTCGAAGATAAATTCGACCACGTTGTATTCAAGGACACCTGTGCAAAGTGCGAGCTGAACCAGAACAACCAGATCGAGGCCGTCAAGACAAGCATCGGCAAGATCGAAGAGTCCCTCGGGTCGGTGGATGGGAAACTCGACCAATTATTGCTGCAGAATGCAGCAAAGCAGGTAAAATGAAGGAGGCTTTATGAGCATCGTCATCAGTTTTTTCTTCGGGGCGGCAGTGGGATTCATTCTCGGATTTCTCTGTTTCAGAAATAACAAGGACAGATTCAGCGAGCTCGAAAACATCGTCAAAAACAACAAGGGCAGCGTAGATATCCCTCCAATGGTGGTGAAGTACCTTTTGAGATTCGGCTTCCCTCTTATTGTGGTTGTCGGGCTGGTCGCCTTACTCAATGCCGATATGGTCCGGGTCATGCTCTACAAATGCTGCCTGATCCTAGCAGGCTNCATCCTGGCAGAGTTTATATGGGTGGTCGGTTACAAATATGTTTTCGGACGGATCGAGAAGGAGGACAAGAGTGAAGAAAGCAAGCGCAGTATCCTTATGTTTCGCGGCATGCTTTACGCTGCTATTATTCTCGGTCTTACCCTCGGATTGTAACGGCCAGACGGTCAACCGGTGTTTGAAGTACCGTTCTCAGGTCATCCGGGAGGCACGGGCGTACATCGGCATGGATGCGCCCTATCACTATTTCATGGGGCAGATTGAGCAGGAGAGCAACTGTAGGGAAGGGGTGACGGCTTTTGACGGTGGTATGGGTCTCGGTCAGTTTATGCCGGGGACGGCTACGTGGATCCACGAGAAGGAACATTCCCTTCAGGAGATCTCCGTAGAACCAAATCCCTATGACCCGCGGTGGAACATCCGGGCCCTCATTCTCTACGACAGGTATCTCTATGACTCAGGCACATGCTCGGGCTGGTACTTCGCCTTTCGCTCGTACAACGGTGGCGCCGGCAACCTCAATAAAGAGATCCGGAGAGCCGGATCCTGTGAGATCTCTCTTGTCGAGAAACAGTGTTCGAGGCGAAAGATCAAGCTGAAATGCGGGGACATTCTGGACCTTTGTAAAGTCAATATCGAGTATCCGTACCTCATATTCGAAAAGGGGGAAAAGTACAAATGAGCTTTCTGGACTATCTCAAAGGTGGCGTAATAGGCCTTCTCGTCGGCATGATACTTGCCGGCGGCGGTGTCTGGTGGGCAAAGGACCAGCAGGTGAAAGCGGTCAAGGTGGAGCTGCAGGCGGCGAAGGATGCGAACCAAAGTAATTTAACAACCATCGCCGAATTAAAGAAAGAGGCCGAAAATCTTAACAAGTCCTGCACGGCCAGGGTCAATATCAAAGACCAGACAATCAAGAGGCTGAAGGCGATCGACAGCCTGAAAGGAACGGTGAGCAAAGATGAAGAAGTCGACAATAAGAGCGCTGTTGGCGGTAGCGGTGATGATATCCTTGACGAGCTTAACGGGATGTGGGAACAGGGCGCTGGTCCGGACGGAGTACGTCAGGCCGAAGATCCCGGATCTCCCGCCGCAACCGGACTACTACCCGGTAGAGTGGCAGAAAAGGTGACCGAGGGGCTCTACTGCCTTGACGCAGAGAACGCCAAGAATCTTTTGAAAAACAAGGCTCTCCAGGATGACCGGGAAAAAAACCTCGAGCAGATCATCGAGGGGCTAAGATAAGGCTCTCAAGATAATATCTTTGCCATTTCCCTGCCTTTTTGCAAGAATAGTCTCGGAGCACCGCTCCATACGATCGTGTTCAATCCGAATGGGGTGAAATCACAGATGGCTTTTAGGCCATGAAAAGGATACTGACCTATGCGCAAGCCGAAGCTGAATGATTGGATCCAAGGGATCATCGCTGTCGTGCTTCTGTGCAACCTGATCTATTTCTGGATTCAGGTCGACCTCACCAAGAAACTGAACCAGCCCATATGTGCCGTCAGGGGTATCGATTGGAAAGTTACCCCCGTCGTCTCAAAGGATGAAATAATTGATGTTTTGTCCTTTACGGCAACGCTCGTGAATTCTGGCAATTTCGCTGCTCATGATGCGACAGTGACATGGAAATGGTATACGTTTAAGGATGGTGTAAGGAAGGAAACGAATCTCCAGGACATTCGGAAGAATCGCATTTTCGTTCTCCCTCCGAAGCAACAAGTATCGTGGCTCTTATTTCATGAGCAAGCAAGAAAGACCAGGGAGAGAATCTGCGGCTACGACAAATACGACGAGGTCGAGATCTCCGTCGAATATCTTGACATAGACAAGCAATCGCGGCGTTACTGGTGCCTCTACCGTATCATGAGGCTGATGTCCTGCAATCTGGATGTTTATGATCCGATTCTTATTAGGAGCATTTACGATCAAAGGGGTCAGAGCATGGCGTGGAAATGGTTATTGGGCGTAGGGCTCGGGCTGAGCTTCGCGGGCTTAGTCGTGATGGTCCACGCGAGAAGGTACAAGACAAATGACGGAAAGATGTGGGATTGTGTGCACGGGAATATTCATCCCAAGCTCAATTACCTGGGTTGGTTTCTCACAGGGGCAGGTTTTGTCTTGCAGATCATAGGGATCGCGATCACCTGACATCTTCACTTTTTCACTTTCACTTCACATGCCCTCGCAAACCCTTGATAGGTAATGGTCGCCGTGGGTTCGAATCCTACGGAGCAAAAGCTTCTTGCCATGTGGTCAATTTAACAGTCTGTAAATCATTGCCTATAGCCAATCCGAAAACAGCACACAAGACTCTTAATCAATTGGTCCAAGGTTCGAATCCTTGACGGCCCACCATTTATCAACGGTTTACGTTTTCATCGAATTGACTACATTGACTACAATTGACTACATCAACCGAAGGTGTCATTTATGGCACCTTTCTTTCTCTGATCGGTAACATGGGTATATATCTGCGTGGTTGTAAGCT